ACCATTTCAACGAATGATTACTGATAGCATCGAATATTTGTTTTCAGTTGTTGCAATAAATGCAACGGTTGAAATCACGCAGAACGATTTGATTTATTCACCGTCTGCCAATACTACTCCCACCACTCAAATAGAGCAAAAAAAAAAAGTTAAGTGCGAACACGAAAGCATTTCTCAAATAGATGAAAGCTATGAGCCAACCAACGAAATGGCCGCAGAAGCGGAACTTGGTTTAAAGTGGCGAGAGGAATTTGGTAGAGGTGGTACGGAAGTAGGAGTTGCGAGAGCAAGAGACATAAGCAACAAACGTAATTTGTCATTTGACACCGTGAAGCGAATGAACTCTTATTTCGCAAGGCACGAAGTAGATAAAGAAGCAACTGGATGGAACGATGGCGAAGAAGGATTTCCTTCCGCAGGTCGTATAGCGTGGCAATTGTGGGGTGGTGATGCAGGGCGCGATTGGGCAAAGAGAATCATTGAACGCGAGGAAGTAAATTTAGATGACATCGCAGAAGATTTGATTGCGTTAGGCGAAGAACCAAATGAAGATTGGATTCTTATTGATAGTTACGATGTAGATTACGAAAATGATGATATTGAAAATGAAGCACTCGCTCACATTTTTGATATTACACCTATCGAACAAGCGGTAAGCACAGGCACATCACGACCAAACGCAACGAGCGAACAAGACAAACTAATTGATGGCAAAACATATTACACCAGATATCGCTATAATGGTCGTGTAACATCTTCAACTCGTCCATTTTGCCGCAAGATGATAAGCGCGGATAAGCTATACCGCAAAGAAGATATAATGGCACTCAACAACAAGGCAGTTAATCCAGGTTGGGGGCCGTATGGGGCAGATACCTATTCGGTTTGGTTGTACAAAGGGGGGGGTAATTGTGGCCACGTATGGAGAAAAGAATTATACATTAGCGCGAAGGGTTTTGGATTAGATTTAAACAACCCAAATGTGCGTAAAAAAGCGTGGAGTTTGGCAGAAAATGCAGGTTATCGTATACGCAACAATTACTTGGTAGAAACGCGTCCAATTGATATGCCTTACAACGGATTTTTACCTGATAATCCTCGTTTTGGAATTAAATAAAATAGAATAAAATGGCAATACAACCCGAAATATTACTAATCACCGAAGATTATCTAAAGAAGTACACCGCAATTACTGACGCGGTTGATCCAAACATTATTCGCCCTGCTATTTATTTGGCGCAGGATAAACAAATAACGAATTATTTGGGAACTGATTTGATGAATAAAATCAAAGCGGATGTTAGCGCAGGTACCTTGAGTGGTGATTACGAAACATTATTGAATGATTACGTGCTGAAAGCGTTATTGTGGTGGACAATGGTTGAGTTATATCCATCGCTTTTGTATAAGCACGACAATGGAAATTTAGTGAGCAGACAAAGTGAGGACACAACTCCAGTAACGAAGGGCGAAATGGAATCATTGAAGGAAGCTGCGCGTGATAATGCTCGTTATTATACCAATCGTTTGGTTCAATACTTGTGTTACAATAGCACGTTGTTTCCCGAATACACATCCAACACAAATAACGACATCACACCCGATCGTAATCCGTACGGAAAGAGTAGTTTTTTAATTAGTGATTCATATAAACATAACCGATTAAAATGGACAATAAAAGATTTTCTACCACCATCGTATTAAACCGCAAAAAGCAATACGAAAAATTGCTGAAACAATATTTAAAGAAACAATACGAGACAAAGAAATGATGAAGGAGTTGTTGTTTTTAAAAACTAAATATTGGCTGCTCGCGTTGGTTACAATCTTCCTGCCAATCAAAGAGCTAATGATTACCATTGGTTTTTTAGTTGGCGCGGATATGGTTGTTGGTATTTGGAAAGCATTGAAGCTGGGTATTAAAATCCGTTCAAGAAGAATGAGCGACAGCGTTACAAAAATGCTGTTGTATCAACTTGCGATTGTGAGCGGTTTTTTAATTGAAACGTACATTATCGAGCAGTTAATACCCATCACTAAATTGATTGCAACGGTTATCGCGGTAATTGAATTTAAATCGATTGTTGAATCCATTGAATCGGTTACCGGTAAACATTTGTGGGGTAAGATTAAGACATTAGTCGGAAGGAAAAACGAGGACTTAAACGAGATAATGAAGGATGAGCAAATTAAGTAAATACACCACACTTCAAGAGGTAATAAAAAGCAATATGGCGAGCGTGTTGCAAATTCAAAACATCCCAAACGCTGAACAAATTGCCAATCTCAAATTAGTTTGCACAGAGATATTTGATAAAGTTCGCGAACACTTTGGTAAACCAATCGGAATTACAAGCGGTTTTAGAAGTCCTGAATTAAACAAGCGAATTGGCGGTAGTAAATCATCTCAACATTTGGAAGGAAAGGCACTCGATATTGATGGCGATTTATTGGGTGGAGTATGCAATAAAGACATATTTCTTTATATTAAAAATAATTGTATATTTGACCAACTCATTTGGGAGTTTGGAACAGAGAATGCGCCTGATTGGGTTCACGTTAGTTACAACAAGGGAGTAAATAGAAAACAAATTTTACGAGCGATTAAGAGCGACGGAAAAACTATTTACAAACCTTACTAACTATGCCAAAAAAAGAATCAGACAAAACAAAATTAGCGCGTGAACTTCGCGCACGATTTCCAAACACACCAACGCTAACATTAGCGAAGAAATTATCTAAAGAACATTTCGAAAGTTTTCTTGGAGTTGAAGATGCTCGTAATTCATTGCGCAGAATCGAAGGTAAATTAGGTGAGCCAAAAGACAAAACACTGGTCATTACTGAACATCGCCCACGCAACCCATTCAATTTACCAAAGTCATACGCGAAAGGTCGAAAGCATTTTGATATTAAAGGTCAAAAAGTTTTAATCTTATCGGATATTCACATACCATACCACGACATTGACGCGCTATCCGTAGCAATTAAAACTGGAATAGATGAAGGAGTTGATACAGTTGTACTCAATGGTGATGCTCTCGATTGTCATATGATTAGCGATTTTGTCAAAGATCCAAAGAAGCGCAAGTTCAAAGATGAACTCTATGCAATGCGTACATTTTTACACGAGTTGAGAGGGCAATTTCCAAACGCTGAAATCGTGTATAAGGAAGGCAACCACGAAGAACGCTATTGGCGATATATGAGGGTGAAAGCTCCAGAGTTATTCGATATTGATGCATTCGATTTTCCAACGCTAACGCACTGCGATAAGCATAACATTAAATGGTTAGATGGCAAAAGCAAATTAAACATTGGCGGCCTATCAATATTTCACGGCCACGAATTTGGAAAACAATTTTTACCGAGCGTTAACGTGGCGCGTGGGTTGTTTCTCAAGACGAAAGCGAATGCAATGTGTGGCCACCATCACCAAACCGCAGAACACACGGAGCGCGATGTTAATGGAAAGGTCATAACGTGTTGGGGGGTGGGGTGTTTATCTGAACTTTCACCCGATTACAATCCATATTCCAAATACAATCACGGATTCGCGATAATTACGCGAGGAATCAATAAAGCGTTCCATGTCAAAAACTATCGAATTCATGAGGGATCAATTTATTAAATGGATTGCATTTGCAATTGGGTTAATTGTTGCATTCATTATTGGTAAAAATTCCTGCAATTCCAATCGGTTACAAATTGTAACCACCTCAGATACGGTTGTCGTATTGAAGGCACGAATTGACACAATCGAAAAAGAAAGAATTAAAATCAAAGAGATTTATGAAAAGCAAATTGATACTATTTACCTTTATGATTCTATTGCCATTGATAGCGCATACACAAAAGCAATTGAAAAGCTACGCGATTACGAGCGCACTCGATTCGGTAAGTAAAGAAAAGCGTTTGGTCGTGCTGGGTGTAACGCACCTGGAATATTTGATTACAGACAATCAAAAGTTAAGTGCGGTTAATCATTCACTCAATGAGATTAACGAGCGTAATGCGTCTTATATCGCACAATTAACCGAGCAAAATGTCCAGTTAAATTCAGAATTAAGTGGACAAATAAAGTCCAAAAAAAAGTGGCGCAAGGCCACTCTTTATTCAGTTGGTGTTAATGTCATTTTTTTAGCTTCATTATACGTTTTAAATAGATAGCGAAATCTAATGCTTCTTCGTATGCGTGGTTGAGCCATTCCTGTTCGCTCAAATTAGCTTTGTCAACCGTTACACCGTACTTCATTCTCCCCATTTTTTCACGTGATATGAGATCGGTAATTACTTCTTTGTAGGTCTCGCTTTGGCAGTTATCAAAGTCGTGTGTGATGTTCATATTACTTCTATTTTTGGTTGTGTTTCTTTTTGTTTGCGGATATACTCGGTTAGTTCGGGAAGCATCCAGTAACCATAACTCGCCATTTCATAAGTGAAATCGTCTATTTGGCGAGTAATATCGGGAAGCAACGCGCCATCAGCATTCCACAAAGCGGTTATTGTCTTGCCGTGTTCGCGTTGAATACTCTCATTGAGTCGTTTGATTAGCATTTTTGTTTGATGGTTGTAAAACCATTTGATTGGTTCGCATTCATCCCCTGCGTAAATGGATGCCTGTAACCACATCAGCAAGTTCAACACTTTGATTTTTTCAAGTTCATCTTTTGTTATTTCATCTTTCATCTTGACCTCCGTATGTATCGTTGTAGTATTGTTTTCCATCTCTACTTGTATCAATCATACACATTCCTTTACATCCATTATTAGCAGCTTCAATAATCTGCTCACGTTCCATTTGTAGTGCGTGTTGTATCACATCATCGAAAACAGTTATGGTATCTAGACCTAATTGCTCTACAAACCATTTTAATGCTGTTTTTTTACTCATTTGTTACCTCCGTATGTTTCGTTGTAGTAATCAAATTGCTTTTTCAATTCTGGTTTATAATCCAAGTAATCTAAATCGGGGTCACAAACGTTTTCCACTAATACTTCATAACCCATTATAACTCTCATGTGTATCCAAGAAATATGAGATTGATAATAATCCATGTAGTATTCCCAATTGAATCTATTGTCATCTTCGCAATGTTTAATAATTGGTAAAAAATCTTCATTGTCTTCCCAATCTATTTTGAATTTTTCCCATTCATAATAAGGGTCAATTTTACAGAACTCATCATTAAATTGAAGCCAATGTCTTAATTTATCTACATGTTTTTGTGGTGCTTTTGCCATTTTCATTTGTTACCTCCGTATGTTTCGTTGTAGTAATCATCAAAGTCATCATAGGATCTGATTACATTCCATGCTCTTTCTTGGGTTTGATCTATCGCCTTTGTCCAAGTCTTCATCATTTCTTCACGCTCTTTTTGCTTTGCAATGGCATAAGTCATACAAGCCGTTTCAAACAAATCCCCATCGTGTTCAAAATGACTTTTAATTTTTTCAAAGTACCACTCAACCGCTGTCTGTTTTTTGTTGCTCATATTTTCATTTTTTTGATTATCAAAAGTGTTTGTGTATAATAGTTGCGTCTATTCTGATGTTAGCTGTGATTTTCGTCAGACATCCAAAAACGGTAGTGCTGTTGGATATACTGTTTGACTTTTTCATCAACAGGCAACTGATAGACATAAGGCATATCGCTATGAACTCTCATCCACTCATCCCATTCCTCACTTTCAATATCAGGTTCGGAATGACATCGACAATCAAAGTTTGTGGCCATCCATAAACCTTGCTCATCTTGTTCCCACGCATCTGCTTCGTAGCTTAAATTTTGGTCGCAATACGGACAAAGATTTTTGAAAGTGAAAACGTGATTTTGCTTCACGACAGAAAAACCACAGCTAACAGCCAGTTTTGCAAAAGCAGGGCTCTCGTCTGTGATTTCAACTTTTGTATTTCTATTTGACATAAGTGCTATTTTGAAATTTTGTAATTCTATTGCCCTGCCTTCGCAAAGCTGTTCGGGCGTTAGCGGAAATTGCCTTCAATCAGCGAAGAACGAAACCACTTTGCTCCAGCTTTAGTTGCTGCTAACATAAGTGCCTTTTCCTTTTCAGAGTATTTCTGATACTCTTCACTAAATGGCAAATCCTGCTCAATTATTAAATCTATTTCTTCGTTAGTTGGCAACTGTCCGCTAACAGCACCTAAACAAGATGGCTGGTTTTTGTTTTCTAATGAAGTTTTTTCTGTGTTCATACTTTTGTGTTTTTAATTAAGTTTAAAGGCATAATCAGCCACCTCGTTTAGCTGCAAACCGTTATGTACAAGTGTGGCGAAAAGGCGACTGACTCTATTTACCACGTTACAGCGTGTATGATGCCTTCGCTCCTTTTCTTCGACCTCTGTAAAAGTCGCCACACCTGATACATAACATCGTATAAGCAGCAATTGCTGATACCCCAGGCGACTTTTAGTCCACATTTCTACAGGGGCGAGCCAGGACATACTATCGTTGCTCATATCATTTTACGCAACTGCGCTTATACGAATATCGTTATAGGGCATTTAAAGAAGCCAGCCGCACAAGTACATCTTGCGGAGTGTGCCCATCAAATTCAAAATCCGCTTTTTCCGTAATTGGTACTTGGAATAAATCCCAATCGCTCATTTTATAATGGTTGCTTATTTGCCCGCTTGGTAAAATCGCTACTACAATAAACCATCCGCCCCCAAAACATAATTCACCATTATAGTGTTTTACACTTTTGTGTACTTGGTATTTAGCGTTACCATTGCCGTCACCGCTTTTTGCCCATTCATTAAATAAGGCGGCATTATATTGTTTCCTAAAATCATACAATTCATTAAAAGTATGGTATCCGTCCGATAGTTCGTTTTCTTTAAATTCGGAATCATTTGCCTTACCCCATTTAATTAAATCGTTAATAATGTCAATAAATTTACGTTCCATTTTGATAAGAATAAACGCCCTATAACACAGTATAACCAAAATTGGGGGCGTGTGCCAGTTCGGTTATTTCGCTCACTATTGTAATTTTTAGTCGGTGGACAGGTAAGCGTTTCAAATCCCCCAACTTCGGTTATACTCAACGTTATAAGAAATGGGACTGGCTGCAAATGAACTTGGATGCCACCCAAGGGCGTTACTTGTTCGTCAACTTTTACGGATTGCATTTTCCCCATTTTATAATCAATCCCCATCCTCATCATTTATCCGCTTAACAACCGCCTTGTATTCGGCAGTTGCTTTGAGTTTTTTAACGTATTGTTTTATCTGCGCTTGGTACATTAGCGGTATTCGTATGCGCACGGCAGGCGGCTCTAGTTTGCGCCCTTGGTTTCGGTCGGAGTG